GATGTGGTTAGAATGTTGCGAATTAATATCACCTGGCAACTGGTGATTGTCTGCATACGCGGGGTGTTTCTGATGAGTGATAAGCTCCCTTCTGATTACGAAATTCTTTTTGACCTGTGGTACAGCTACTGGCTTGAACACATGACAAGCCTTCTCCACCGTCGCGCTTCCTTGGTTCTGAGGATTAGCGCTTTCCTTGCGATTGTTGCCGCATTCATTTTTTGCGACAGCGCAACGTTTGTTTTCGCCAGTGTGGTGCTCTTTCTGGTGTGGCAGGTCATGGCTGCCTCTCTTTCTATCAGAGCTGAAAAGGCTGAATGGCAGGCGCTTAGCTATCAAAGACTGATTAGCCAGCGCCACGTGCTCACCCCGGAATGCATGATTGCGCGCCTCTCCTTTGTTGAGGAAAGTGACAGCCCCGTGATGGAGTGCATGATCAACCTTGCCTGGAATAAAGCCTGTGAGACGGTTGGTAGCTCTGCGCGCAATCATGTTTCGATCTCCGGTCGGTTACTCAGTCGCCTGTGCGGCTTTTGATTTGTGAAGCAGCTGCGCGACGGTTTCGCCGGCTGCCCGGTTTTCCGGGAATGACACTGGCATGTTCAGTTTGAGCGCCATTGCGTACTCAGCCCGTGCGCCAGCGGACTCTTCCCATCCATCCAGTAAGTAAATGGCATCGGCACACATGAGCATCGGAATACAAATACTCATGTACTGCTGCTGGCTTAATCCGTCAGGCAGTACGGCAGGATTAAGAACGATGTTTCCGGCGCACCGAAGTTTCAGGTCCTCCACGCAAAATGCCGTCCTGTTGTGGTCTTTGCATCCGGTCATGGGACCGGCGATATAAATCACTGCCATGCTTTACCTCCCGTATTGCGTGTTGCTGTCAGCACGCGTACTTCTTCCATGTTCGTGGCGCAGAAGTGCGAACCGTTGATAAGGCGGATGTGATGCATCTCAGGGTGGCGATAACCTCCGGTGCTGATTCCCGGGTTCTTGCGCCAACGCTTCGTGGTGCCTGGATGGCGTTCATCCGGTACCCCTGATAAATGCGTCTGGTTTCCGGTGTGTCGGAATTGGATATGGTGATGCTGGTCATGCCGCCCGTTTCCTGTGAAAGGCGGTCAAGCGCTGCCCTCAGACGAACGTGCTCGTCTTCATCGAATGGTTTTCCGTAGGCGGTGAAATTGTCCCGGCCACTGAATCGCAGGTAAGGGGGATCACAGTACACGCAAAGCGTGTTGCCCATGCCGAACAGGTGACTGGCAGAGTTCAGCGTATCCTTAAAATCTGCGTGGATAAGCAGCGTTCGGGTGCTGTTTGCCTTGTCTGCAAATGCGCGGATTTCCCGCTCAGGGAAGTAGGGCTTGCGGTAGCAGCCGAAAGGCACGTTAAAATCGCCTTTTCCGTTCACGCGGAACAAACCGTTAAAGCTGTGTCGGTTCAGGTACAAAAACATGGCGGCCAGTCGCAGTTCACGGCGGTCGCTTATTCCCGTTCTGCTGTTCAGGAAGGCATGATTCTCTGCGTTAAAGGTTTCGCGAATGATGAGATAGTCACCCCTGTTGTTGTGGTTCAGGAGCAGGGTTTTCGCCTCGTCGATCAGGCTGTCGGTGTTGTCCCTGGCTTGCCGGTAGAAATTAATCAGCGCACCATTGGAATCACCCAGGATGTAACGCTTGTAACTGGTGTTCATGAATACCGATGCGCCACCCACAAACGGCTCAACCAGGCAGTCTGCTTCTGGCAGATGCGCCTTCAGTGTGTTCATGATGCGACTTTTTCCGCCCACCCATTTAAGCGGCGTGCCGGATAACAGTTCTTTGCTCATAACGCGGCCTCTTTGTTATAGGTTTCGTGCGTTAATAAATCCCATGACGCCCCGTTGTTTTTGCTCAGCAATCGCCAGCGAAAACCGATTCTTATTACCAGGTAGTCGTGGGGTTTTATGCGTGAATAATTCCGCACGCCGTCGCGGAATAAACGCAGCGATGCGCGGGCTTTTCTTTCCACGTTCAGGGGGGGCAGCAACACACATTCAGGATGGCGACCATGGCTTCACCTCATATGTTCAGGAATGGTGTTGTGAAGCGCTGCCAGATTTCTGACACGACCTTTGCCTGGTAAACGGCGTCGCCCAGCGCGGTGTGAGCAATGGTCTCTTTGCCTGATCTGCCTGGCATTTTCCATCCAGTTGATTCAGCCATGGCGATAAGCGGGCGCATACAGCGCTCGTTCCAGTAGCACCAGGGGATGCTTTTTTCTCCGGCTGTGCGTGTTATGGCGGATTTCAGGATCGGGAAATCGAAGGATGCGCCCTTACACCATATGTTCAGTGAATTGCCCGGGCTTTCGTCATGCATATTGCGTGAAATGAACGCCAGAAATTCGGTCACTGCTGCCAGCTCTGTTCCATCTGCGTTGCGCAGGCAGGCTCTGGCTTCCACGGATTGTCCGGCCCACCATACAGCGGTGGCTGCATTGACGGTTCCGCCGTTGCGTTCTGAATCCACCGGGTCGATGAATTTCTCAAACTGCTTGCCCAGCTTTCCGGTGAACGGGTCGAAAAACACCGCCCCAATCGCGAATATGGCTGCGTCCGGTCCGTTACCCAGTGTTTCGGTGTCAATCATGAGATGGTTCATTATGCGCACCCCTTCAGTTCGTCTGGGTTGGCGAGTATTGCAATCAGTCGTTCAATGGATGAACAGGTTTCCTCCGGGGAGGTGTGCTTCTCTCTCGCTGTGTTAACCAGGTCATGCAGCAATTCGCAGATATGCGCACGCTCGGCTTTTCTTGCGGCAATGCTGATATGTGCATGATGGTTAGCTGGTCTGGCGGTTATTTTTCTGCCGGGTGATTCGGCTGTTCTCATTTGTTGACTCCTGAAAAAAGACAAAGGGAACCCGAAGGCATGAATGCCTTAATTAATTGCTCGTGTGTTTTCTGGTGTTATTCCGCGCCTGCTTTCGGCTTCAGGTTATTCCCAGATCTTCAGGGCTAACCAGATAAGCGCACTCACCTGAAATATCACCCATACAGTGGCGATGGTGTGTATTGCTTTTACATTCTTCATAAGGTTTTCGCTTTATTTACGGCGTTTATCGCCGGTAAAGAATAATTCGATATCCTTCAGTGTGTGGATAATTCGCATAATGCCGATTGCCATAAGCACGGAGATAATCAGAATTACCCATGAAAGGAATATGCTCATGCTGCCACTCCTGTGAAGTAAGGCTCGACAATTTCACCTTCAAACAGTTCTGTCATAATCGACTTTAATTCTTCCAGCGCTTCACGGTCATCGCTGCCCAGCGCGCAGTTATACAGTCCCATAATTGCGCCGCGCAGTGAGTTACGAAGGCTTTCATCCTTAGTTACGCCCCGGTTTGCAAGTTCGAAGTGGTAACGCTGCAACGCGTTATTAATAAGTATTTTGTAGGCTTCGATCATGGCTGAATCCTTTATTTATCAGTGCTTGCTTCCCGGATATTGAAAACGCAGGCCGCTGATTAATCTGTCTGCCGTTCTTAAGGCTTCAAAAAATGTGAAGTCCTGTCCGAAGTAATCATCCCCGCGAGTCAGGGTGAAATTAAATCTGCCAGTAACAGGGCTGCGAAAACTTTTGTGAATAACGATGCCAGTGTCGCCAATCGTCCAGGTGTGCTTGCCGGTTTGTTTTACCGGGTGACCGTCTGGTGTGGCATGGATTTCAGTGGTTGTGGTCGCACTATTTTTACGGAAGTGCTGGCGTGCAACGTGGCGTTCTGCGTTGTTATTAATGCGTGTATTTCGTTGTTGCCTCATTCTTCACTCGGTCCTTATGTGATAATTACAGTGATTCGCTTCTTGTCAGCCTAAAAATCACTTCAGCCATGACTTCGCTAATTACATCGATCCCCTGATCGGTAAGGGCTTCTTTCCAGGCCTTGCTTGCACGTGTTGGATCCATCCTGCCTGATTGCTGTTGTATGATGATGAAGCGTAAATCGCTGTATAAGTCTTTTGTTTGAGTGGAGTCAGTCATGTCAACACCTTCAAATCCTGATGTTCTTAATGATCCAGGTTTGTTTTGATATCACTGGTTGCCTCCGCTGTATTGGTGTTGCTCCAGTTTTGACTTTCTTCCTGTGTAAACCCGCTTTCCATTGATGGTCTGGCAGTCTTCTTTGTTTGCCGGGGAAAACTTTCTTTTCTGTCGGTCGTACGTCCAGTAGCTTTTCCAGTTGTGCCATTCTGGCGGCTCGCATTCTGGTAGTTCGTCAGCCAGCTTGTCCCACTCTCTGGCGTTAAACCACCATACGCCATCCGAATTTTCATCTTCAGGGTTTGAACGGGTCTTGTGTCCAGGCATCTGATTTCGCTGAAGCGCCACGCGCAATGCAGCTTTTGTCAACCCGATATAGGCTGCCCCTTTTTCAAGTGAGCAAAGTCCGGCTACCGGGCCATCCAGTCGCAAGGTTGCCCCTTTTTTGTAGGTGCGTTTTTTCTTTTCCTCTTGGTGTTCATCGTCGTTTGCCGCACCAACGGATTCGGTGATGCTGTCGCTTTCCTGAAGGGCTTGTGTGTCAGATAACTCTTTATCGGCAATGAAGTCCCGCATTTGTTATCCTCTTGCGTTGGTGCGCTTGCCGCGCCTTATGAAGGTTTGTTTAGGTTTATAAAGATACTCATACGATTATCTTTCGCGAGAGGTTAATACTCAAATGGTTATCTTGTCAATAGACTATGCAAAAAAGCTACGTCAAATACGCAAGGCTGAAGGGCTAACGCAAAAGGAATTTGCGGATATTACGGGGTTGTCTTTAGCTGCCATAAGGAACTATGAATCAGGGCAAAAAAGCGCCAGAGCCAAAATTGTTGAGGCGGTTCTCCAAGTTGATCGATTTGAAAAATACATGATGTGGCTAATAAAAGATAAGACAATGCCTGTTGCCGGTCAGATAGCTCCGGCTCTCTCTCTTGATGGCTCCATTCAGTCGGAGGACGATCAGGATTCAATCCCAGCCACCCAAAAATCACCCCGATCTCGTCGCAATGCTGGCTAACGCTGCACATCGAGCGGGTTTCATCCCATAGAGAGTGTATGGCTGATTCATCCGTTGGAGGGGCTAATCATGTCGATTAAGCAACTCAAAGACGGGCGTTATAAGGTTGATGTAAGGCCGCAAGGGGCGGAAGGAAAGCGGATCCGTAAGATTTTTACCCTGAAGTCAAAGGCACAGGAGTTTGAAAGGTATGTTTTGCAGAATTTCCACGATAAACCGTGGCAGGCCAAGCCAGCTGATCAGCGCCGGTTATCCGAACTGATAGATGCCTGGTGGGTGCTTGATGGCCGGAATCAGCCTTACGGGGATACTTACAGGGTCAGGCTGGAAAAAATAAACCGTGAGATGAGGGACCCCCGCGCCAGTGAGATGACGCGAAAGTTTATGCTCGGGTATCGTTCAGATAAATTACAGGCCGGATTAATGCCCTCCAGTGTTAATCGTGATTTGTGTGCCTTGTCTGCAATGTTTACCTCGCTGATTGATGCGGATGTTTTCCATAACGAAAACCCGGTACGTGGAATACGTAAGCTCAAGGTCAGGAATACAGAAATGGCCTTTCTTTCAGATGATGAGATTGATCGGCTCCTTGAGCGACTCGATGGTGATGCGCGTCGCGTTGCTGTTCTGTGTCTTTCCACTGGCGCAAGGTGGGGGGAGGCAGCTGGTTTGCGTGGTGAGCATATCGTTGGTAACCGCGTAATGTTCTTTAACACAAAGAATGGAAAATCCCGCGCAGTTCCTGTTTCTGATACGGTGCTTTCGTTGATAAAAACCCGAAAAACTGGGCTATTGTACCAGGCTGATTACATCCGTTTTCGGGATATTCTTCAGGAGGTGAAACCGGATTTACCCAAAGGTCAGGCGACTCATGTTATGCGTCACACGTTCGCCACGCATTTCATGATGAACGGCGGAAATATCGTTACGTTACAGCGAATCCTTGGGCACGCCACGATTCAACAAACGATGACGTATGCGCATTTTTCACCGGACTTTTTACAGGATGCGATTAGCTTTAATCCGCTGGCTGATAGTGTCCATAAACTGTCCATTGACTAG